GTTTGAATGATATTATGACTATTCATTCGAACATCAATTCGATGCAAATGCAGCAAATTAAAACGAAAACAAGTATTGATTCTTTGATCGAATATCGCGATTCGTTACAAAATGAAATTAGTAATCTTAAAAAGAATGATAGTATAGAAGATGATTCTAAAATAGCTGAATACGAGAAAGAGTTAAGAGAACTTGAACAGAAATATAATGAATATGTAGAAGAAAGATCTGTTCTTTCAGCTGCTGGTGTTCTTTTGAAAGATGGTGGTATCAAATCAAAGATCATTAAACAGTATATTCCTGTTATCAATAAGTTGATCAACAAGTATCTCTCGGCTATGGAATTTATGTGTCAATTCGAACTAGATGAGGAATTTAATGAGACTATCAAGTCTAGATTCAGAGATATTTTTAGTTATGCTTCGTTCTCCGAAGGAGAGAAGATGCGTATTAATCTTGCTATCCTTTTCACTTGGCGTGCTGTTGCTAAGTTGCGTAACTCTATTAATACGAATCTTCTCATAATGGATGAAGTTTTCGATAGCTCTCTCGATGCAAACGGGACAGAAGAATTTCTCAAGATAATAAAAAGCTTGACTTCTGATACAAATACGTTTATAATATCTCATAAAGGTGATCAGCTATTCGATAAGTTCGAGAAAGTCTTGAAGTTCGAAAAGCACAAGAACTTCAGTAGGATAGTGTAATGTTTGAAACTCTCGTTGTTGACGATTTCCTGAATGAAAAAGAGCAGGAACTTGTTAGAAGTAATCTATTACAGAGAGCCAAATGGCAGCTTATTACAGATATGGATGGTAAAGAAGATGCCAAATATCCATCTTATGGATTTGTTCATGTTTTCAAACATCCTGAACATGGTATTATGTCTGAGTTCTGCGAAGCCGTTCTTGGATTGTTTCTACCAAAGTTTAAAGAAAAAGCTGGATTTAATCCAAAACAAGTATATTATACTCGTTCCTTTTTGCAAATCCCACTAGAAGCAAAGCATCACAAGGAAAGAAATAATGTCCACGTCGACATCCCTCAAAGTCATGTTGCTGCTGTTTATTATGTTACAGATTCTGATGGTGATACTATCTTATATGATAATCGGTATGGTGAGGATGTGAAAACTTTGAAGAGACATAAAACTGTTACACCCAAAGCTGGTCGTATGGTTTTATTTGATGGTCATCGTTATCATTGCAGCAGTCAACCGACTAATTCTCTTCGTTGTATCATTAACTTTGATTTGATTGTGTAATGTGGCGTTTGTGGGCAAAAGCTTTAGGTGAAAAACACGGCAAAACCGATAAAGAAGCGGATAAGATTGCAATAATTCGCACAGCTATCGTTCTTTGTTATATCATAACAAACTTCTTTATCATAGCAGGAGTTATACGACATTGGTAGCAAATACATCATGGACAGTAACTGTCGAACAAGACGAAAATGGTGAATTACTTTTACCATTTCCTTCAGATCTATTAGCTCAAATGGGCTGGTCTGAAGGAACTGACTTGTTTTGGATAGATAATGAAAACGGAACCTTCTCAATAACGGATAAAAAAAATGACTCTACAACTGGTGAAAAATGACGATCCAATTCTTACTCGAGTTTGCGAGAATTTTAACTTTAATGATCCTCCTTTCGATCCCGTTGAGTTTGCCCAAGAATTGGTTAAACACATGTATGATTGGAACGGGATTGGGCTTGCTGCTAATCAAGTTGGAGTTCCTTATCGTGTATTTGCTATGCGGGGGTCTCCTGAGAATTTCGTATGCTACAACCCCAAAATCGTTCAGCCTTCAGAACAGGAAATTGTTTTAGAAGAAGGGTGCTTGACTTTTCCAGGTTTAAATGTTAAGATAAAAAGACCTCAGCACGTTAGAGTTCGTTTCACGACTCCAATGGGCGAGACAATTACGCGACAGTTTACGGGAATGACGGCTCGTATTTTCCAACACGAACTTGATCATCTTGACGGAATTATCTTTTATAACAAAGCCAATCGTGTTCATCGTGATAAAGCTTTGGAAAAGTGGCGTAAGGGTAAAAAAACTTCTATCAACATCGTACCAGATCTGAGCTCATATGAATATCTTCTACATCGATAAAGATCCTGTTCAAGCTGCCGAGTGGATGGTTGACAAACACGTTGTCAAAATGATCCTCGAATCAGCGCAACTTCTTTCAACTGCACATCGTATTCTCGATGGTCGTCAGGTTACAGAACAAAAATATGTAAATGGTTCTTTTCCTGCTCGTTACCGTAATATCAAACGTTGGAAACTTGATGATGCTCGCGAATCTGTTCTTTATTCTGCGACCCATATTAACCATCCTTCTGCTGTTTGGTGTCGCACTTCTGTTGAAAATTATAATTGGTTAGTTGACCACTTTTTTGCATTAATGCGCGAATATACGTATCGCTACAATAAAGAACATAAATGTTATGGCGAGCTTTCGTACATGCTCCAATCTCCTCCTAAAAACCTTCAGGAATGGGATATGACTACTATGCCATCAGCTATGGCTGATGAGTATAAAATCAGTAACGATCCTATCGTTAATTATCGCAATTATTATAAACTCGGTAAAACACGAATGCATTCGTGGAAAAACCGTCAACCGCCAGAATGGATCACACAATGAGTATGTTTACAGACGTTGAAGCATTCCACCGAGCTTTCGGTCAGCGTATTGGTGAGAGGCCAGAGCTTCCCGACACCGCTGAAAGAACACTAAGGATGAAACTTCTTGCTGAAGAAATGTATGAATATACAGTAGCGGAAAATGAAAATGACCTTGTTGAAATCGCTGATGCACTCGCTGATATTATTTACATCGCTTGTGGTACTGCCGTTTCTTATGGGATTCCTCTTGATGATATTTTTGATGAAGTTCATGCTTCTAATATGGCAAAGCTTGTAGATGGTAAGGTTATCTACCGCGAAGATGGTAAGGTTAAAAAGCCAGAAGGATGGCAACCACCAGATATCGAGGGCGTTCTAAAAAAGTCACATGAAGAATATATTTTGAGAAATGCACAAATTACGTTATAATACTTGCATATATAACTTAGAGTATTATAACCAAGGAGAAAGTTATGGTTGAGGTAATTGTAAGACCAAAGATCGATTCAGAAGAAACTTTGGGTACATTCATCAGTAAGAATTATTATGATCGTGTTATTGAAGATGATTGTGATCTCTATGCTCAATCCCTTGACGGAACACTTACTGAAGAAAATATCATTTTCAAGTTTAGAAAAAACACATTTACCAAAGAAGAATGTGATGCAGCATATGCTGGTTTGAGAGAAGCTGCAACTGAATCGCAAAACCGTGGTATGGCTGCTGGTCCTCGTGGTAATCAGCTTGGTCAAGAAGGTCGTGGTAATCGCGACTGGGTGACTGCTGAACATCTAGAAATTCTTTCTTTCCTTGCTCGCCCTCTCAATACAATTGATGATGGTACTACTATTAAATCAATCAAACAAAGTCACAAACTCTTTTCTAAAGAAGAAACACGTGGTCAGGTTTGGTTGCGTTCAGCCGTAACTAAAAAATATCCCGAGTATCATGGTTGGTTTGATAAATGGTTAACTGGCACTCACAACCTTCCACGCGAAGAACAAATTAAAGAAGCGCAGTATGTAATCGATAATTACATCTCAGATACAAACTATGCTCAGTCTGTTATGTCTGGTATTGCTGGTTTCTTTGATCGTTATCCTCGCATTCCTCATGGTCGTGCTTGCTCATATAATGAAAAGCAACCAGATAAGTTTGCACTTTCTTTCCCATATTTGAGAAAGCTTAATGATCAATTTAGAGAATTGATCCCTGGAAGATGGGCTGCTCAAAATGAGCAAGCAAGCAAACTCGATCCTAGATTCCGTATAGGTGGTACAGTTTTTACTACATTAACTGTAAACCACAACTGGCGTACTGCTTGTCATCGCGATGCTGGCGACTTGAGCACAGGCTTCAGTAACATTTGCGGTGTCACTGGTCCTGAAGGTAAAGGTTGGAGAGGTGGTCAGTTTATCCTTCCTGAATATCGTATCGCCGTTAATCTTCAGCCAGGAGACATGTTGCTTGTAAATAACCATGAAGGTATTCACGGCAATGATGAATTGATTGGTGAAGATAATGACCGCATGACTATCGTTGCTTATTTCCGTGAAAAGATGGTTGAGTTGAAGTCTTGGGATTATGAACAGTTGCGCAAGCAATACGTTGAAGATCGTCGCAATAATAAACAACACAAGTATTATCGTCAGCTTTGGAATGGTGTTTCTCCTAATATGTGGGAAGAACAAGAATGGTTTGACTATATGAAGTCACATAACATGGAAGATCCATACGCAAAAGAAAAGTCAGCAAGTCTTGAGGATTTCTTCGCTTAATGTGTGGAGTCCTTGGCATTGCCATAAAAAACTTTAACGAAGGAGACTACGATTTAGTTCGTAGTCTCTTCATTCAATCTATGATCCGTGGTAAACACGCAACTGGCGTTTCTTTTGTTAAAAACGGTCGTGTAAATACTATTAAAGATCCTATTCCTGCAAATGAATGGATCGAAAAACAAGATTTAAACGAATGGAAAAATGAAGATGGAAACCTTTATTGTGTGGGTCATGTCAGATATTCTACTTCTGATTTGCGCCATAACCAGCCTATGGCTACTGATGACATGGCTATTGTACATAATGGAGTCATTTCTCAGGAAGCGCCTGAAAAATGGATGGAAAGATATTCACTGGGAACACTAACTGCTAATGACTCTGAATTGATATTGAGAGCGTTGGAAGTAGGTCATAATCCTTTGGAATATTTTCACCCAGCATCTATGGCTGTTTGTGGT